GCTCAACATTATGAAAACATGAAAACAATGAGTGGAGAATGAGGGACTTGAACCCTAAACTCTTCTTTGCAAAAGAAGTGTGTTAGCCAATTACACCACAAACCCCATTAGTAGAGTAGACAAGACTCGAACTTGCAATATCACTGCATCCCAAATGCAGGGGGCTAACCAATTACCCTACTACTCTATATTTGCGGAGAGCATTGTACTCGAAACAAATGCCTTATTAAGGCACTCACTGTTTAGCAGACAGGCCCTAAGACCTCTTAGGTTTACTCTCCATTTTCCTTCACCAATATGTCAAAGAACTTTTATACCTTATACTTATCATAGCTACTATTAAGTGTGATAGTAGCTTTGGATTTAACCTCTAAAGCTGGTATTTGATATTTATCCCCACTTCTTGTAGTTATAAATAAAATAACACAGCTCAAGTTATCAAATAGTCTCACCACACTCTTTCCAGAAGAGCCTCCTGTATTCCTAAGTTGAACTATATAATCTCCAAACTTAGTCTGAGACTTTGTAGTCTTTACTTGAACCCTCTTCAAGGTTCCATCATCTATAACTAAATCATACCCTTGAGTATCATTTAGGGGAATAGAGATAGGAATACACTGAGAGGTGTAATAAGCTATTGCAGCACCTAAACCAAGGTTGCCCTGATGTGATTTATAATTACTATTCCAAGCATCCATAGAGGAGGATGTCAGACTCGAACTGACACATCACTTTTACATGATTACTGGTAGTTTTCAAGACTACTGCCTTACCAATTAGGCTTAATCCTCCATTTGCCTACCTACCTCTGTAGGATAGGACTTTAGTAGATTAAAAGTGGATTAGCAGGATGTGGGGGAATTGAACCCCAATCTCCTGATTGACAGTCAGGCACATTAACCACTATGCTACACACCCTATAATATGTAGTGTCACTGAGAATTGAACTCAGATTTCCAGTTTGAGAGACTGGTTGCCTCACCATTTAGCAGATGACACCATTTAGTATTGGGTAGGAGACTTGAACTCCTCTCTTCAGATTGAAAGTCTGATGAACTGACCACCTATTCTAACCCAACATTTATGTACCCCATTAAGGACTCGAACCTTAACTAAAACTTTAGAAGAGTCTTGTGCTTCCATTACACCAACAGGGCATCTTCAGTTGCTCCTACTAGACTCGAACTAGTACTCTCAGAACCAAAATCTGATGTGACTACCATTACACCAAGGAGCAATAAAAAAGGAATATTACTTAATAATGGTCAAGTAATATTCCTTACAAATATGCTAGAAATTTCCTAAAACCATTCCTTCATTTAACTACTCTGCAAAGGTAAGTATAATTTTTGAATTAACCAAATATTTCATAATTATTTTCAGATAGACTTATATTTCATTGTCTGGAAGAGTAAACAAATGGCTTGATTTTAGGTTTACACTAATCTAATCATGAAATCTCAGCTAACTTATTAGCCCAAGATTCAGTATAGAACTTGTAATAGTCCCATTTAATACCTAACTTACCACATACTCTATGTACTATATTATGTAGTAGAGAAGGAATTCCTATTACTAATAGATATAGTGGACCTAATATATCAGATTGTTTACTATGACCACATTCATGCTCTATACTTTCCTTAGTAGCATCAGTAGGCATAAATAGATAATCACCCAATGACATAGCAGAAGGCAATACATCACACCATATTATCTGATTGCCATCTTCTTTAACACCTCTTGTAGCTACATTACACAATATACCTTCAAGACATACAGCTAACATGTTCTGTGGAAATTGCCATATCCACTTCAAAGATTCTTTAATTGTCTTCTTAATATTCATTTTCTTAACATCTTAATTAACTCAGTGATTAATGAATTAAGGTCTTTCCTATACAATATCTTGTCATTATCTATTCTGTACACAGTATATCCACATCTCTTTAAGGCAAGAGTTCTTTCCTTATCTCTCTGTATTTGTTCAGTAGTATAATGATACTCCCCGTCAAGTTCTATTATAATCTTCTTTGCTGGAAAGCAAAAATCAGCTATATAGAACCTCTCTATTTTACCTTTCTTCTTGACATAGACAATATGCTGGAACTCAAAGTCTTTGCATAATGGGCTATCAGCCAATAATAAAAGAAGTTTCTTTTCAGCTTTAGTAGCATTCTTCCTTAGCTCTTCTCTAAATTTAAGAGCATTATCAACCATACCTTTATTATGATTCTTGAGGAAGTCTCTACTTACTTTCAGCTTCTCCTTCTTTAGTTCTTTCTCTAAATAGATTTGTCTCTTACTCTTCCTCATAACTTCCCCAAAAACACTTAGTCATATTGGCTAATTAGCTGTATTGACTAAGTGAATTATTATCTTAATAGATATAAGAGGTCCTACCCCAGATGTTACCCTGTCTAAGTAAGTCTTTGATAATCTTATAACTTACCTCATCCTATCTATTACATTAGGGGCGTTTATATATTATTAGTTCTCACCTCTGTTATCCCAAGGGCACTTTATCCTCAACCTTTTCACATCCAAGTTGGTGTGCCACCCTATGTAAATCAATAGGACCTTTTGTGTTATGATAGTGATTGCTATCCACTCAATCAGTGACTTAGCTTGGACCTAAGTTTGATGGTGCAAAGATAAGTAAAATAAATGACATGTGCAAGACCCTAAATAGAATATTTTTTTTTTCTAATTTTTTTTTTTTGAAGTCCACTTTATTTCTATAAGTGATTTTCCATATATAAAACACCCCCTATGCCTTTTTCTATTATACTTCTATGAGTGGGATATACACCAACCTCACCTCCCCCATCACTTAGCCAGTGGGGTTCCTACCCCCTAGGGTCAAAATAACATAATATTAACCAATTAAACAATTACCATTATGGCAAATTTACAATTTAATGAGACACTGACAGTTGAACAGTTCAAAGCACAGATGAATGTATCACGCATTGATGTTAAGAAGAATCCTAAGACAGGCAAGCTGTTCTTTACCTATGGAGCAAAGACAGGTGCTGTAGCAGTCAAAGGAGTACCAACACATCCAATGCTATCCAATGTAACTGGTAGTGATGGTGAGTCATTCTGGCTGTTGCATGAGGAAGGACAGAGTGAAGCACAAACTATTGCAACATTCTGATGAAGGGGAGCTTTGCTCCCTTTTTTATTCCTTTAGACATTAATAGTATTTATCATTTTAATATCCTAGTACAATGAGAGTAATAGTAAATATACACTCACCTTATCTTAGTAAAGAAGAGAGATTACAAGGTGCAAGACATAATAGTCAAGTATTCACTGCTGAAGAGTTATTAGCTAATTATCTTGATACTTTTTCATCAGGAGATACAGAAGTAAGTGATATATATATGAATGCTATTATAAATAGGATGAAAGATAGTGAGATACTTTATTCTCTTCTTGACAATATTGAAATGAGTGAAGTGGGATGAGGATGTTCAATAACTTAGATGTTGAGATAAGAATAATTGAGGGATAGAGTATGTAATATACTTTATCCTTCTTTTATTTCTTTTAGTATTAATAGTATTTGTGCATTAATAGTTTAGTGTTTGATAGTTGATTGAATGAATGATTGAATGTATGAATGAATGTATGTATGAATGAATGAGTGAATGATTGAATGGTAAAAAATCCCCACAACAATATTCCCATTTTTCACAATCATCCTACTTTACACACAATCTATAATATATAGCTATATTTACTGCCTGTATTTTATGTCAAATCTTTAAACAACTACATAATTAATACACCAATGTGCAATATTGCCTAGCTTATTTATAAAGAATAGTAGTAAAAAACATTAAACACAGGGCTAAATGTGTTAGTATTTTCAACCTTTCTAGTAAAAAATCAACAGATTAATCAATATATTTACTATTTGAGCCTATTGAGTATGTTCCTTAATGAAAACCTACAAAGAGTAAAGGATGCCTTCACTGCTTCAAGACTGTGTGAGAAAAAGACAATATTATATTGTGGAATCATCAACAGCTTAGTGAGAAGCACAATAAGATATAAAATAATGTATCAAAGATATGATTGGACAATTAAAGAAGTGAGAAAATGAAAACATTCAAATTTATACTCAAGGGTGTGTTACTATATGTAACCACTCTTGTTGCCATGTTATTTATATGTGGTGTTGATAGTATTATGGAACAAGGATATTTTATCCATTGGACATTGACAGTAGCTATATTAATATATGCTTGCTATAAATGTATCTCATACAAAGAGTTCTATATATTGTCACTAAACAGGTGGTTTAACAATCTAATAAAAGAATAAAAATAAACAAGCATAAGTTTTTAGTTCTGGGCAATTTGCCTAACAACAAGTTTGTCTGTGAAGATAGACTTGTTTTTCTCTTTATGCTGCCATAGCTCAATTGGATAGAGCAACAGTAATAATGGCTCCTTAGCTTAATGGATAAAGCCACTGCCTTCTAAAATGGCTGGGAGATTATTCCTAATCCTGAAAGAAGTGTAGGTTAAACTAAAAATAACAAAGATGCCAAAGATTAATATTAATGACTATCAGATTGAAGAGAGTAAATCACAGTCAAGAAGAGTGAAAATGAATGCTGATAAGAAAATCAAAAAGATGAAATGATGAAAAAGTTATCAATTTTATTAGTAATGATGGTTGCTATAATTGCAACATCTTGCACAGAGAATCAAAAGACATGAGTTCTTGGAGGTAATATGACCATTGAATTACCAAAAGGTCAGAAGGTTACAATAGCTACATGGAAAGATTCAAATCTATTCTATATGCTAGAGCCAATGGAAGAAGGTTATACTCCTAAAACTAAAATCTTTGTAGAGGATAGTAGTTGGGGTATGCTAGAATCTAAGATTACCTTTATAGAATCTAAATAATAAATGATGGCAGGAGATATTAAGTCTAACAAGATTAATAATCAGCAAACTCCTGCTATTATAACATGGGGCTACGTGGTTTTGATTGGTGGTTACTTGGTAAGAGAACATGCAAAGACTGATGGAAAGACATCAAAACAATAACTGACAACACTTATAGAGTTGCAGCCTAAATAGGCTAAGCAGCACTTGCTTGAAACAGAAAGGTGCAAATAGTGGTGGATTTTCCTTATTTATCTGACCCTGACAAGTTAAATAAGGTGGTGGAACTGTTGTCATCCAGACAATCCCAGTGGATAACTAACCACATTAATAAATAGTAAGCATGTGTAATTCTTTTATTAAGAGCTGTTAAGACGAGGGTTCAACTCCCTCTAGCTCCAGAGGTACATTGTTAGATACTTCCACGTAGTGTACCTTGGGTTAAAAGCTAAATTCTAACAAAAAGAAAATCAATTAATTAAATAAATCATTAAGGTATTTGTACCTATGGCTAATAGTGGTAATAGATTTCTGTCTTTTATTGCTTATCCTCTTGGGTACTGTATTTATTGCAGCACTACTTGGATTACATTCTTCCTTTGCTTACTCTTCCTGACATCATGGGAAGTGTTACCTAAATGGCAAGATATAGTAATAGGAGTTATTGCAGCAAGTGGTGTGCAGCATCTTGTAGTGTGTGCAGCTTGCAGATGGCTGATACACAAGCATCCAGACTTAGACAATAGTCACAATTAATAGGTGAGAAAAAAAAGTTCCCAATTTTCTTGTGTAATTGGGTACTTTTACTTACCTTTGCAGTGTCAAACAATTAAAAAGACAAAGAAATGAGTAAAGTAAATCCGTCATTGAAGAAAACCTCAAAGTTTGAGGAAGAAAGATTGGCTGGTGGTTCAGGTGCATTAGCAGCTAAACAGAGTAATGTTGCATTGTTGAGGAGAGCAGTATTAGCTAATCTTCTTTGGGAAGATGTAGCATATATGGATGGAATGAAGGTTGCTGAAGAAATTCAGAGATTGATTCCTTTGTGTCCTGCTGAAGATGTATATCACATTGCTCTTGAAGCAAGAACAATGCAGAAGTTGAGACATACTCCTTTGTTCCTTGCAGTAGAAATGTGTAAATATCCTGAGCATAAGATGTTTGTGCAAGACTTATTGCCACAAATTATCACAAGAGCAGATATGCTTACTGATTTCTTGGCTATTTATTGGAGGGATGGTAAGAAACCTATTGCTAATCAAGCAAAGAAAGGACTTGCAAAAGCATTCCATAACTTCAATGAGTACAAGTTTGCTAAATATGATAGAGATGCAGCTATTAAGCTGAGAGATGTCATGTTCTTATGCAGACCTAAGCCTGAGAATCAGTATGAGCAGACCTTGTTCAAGAAAGTAGCAGATAGAACTCTTGCAACACCTGAGACATGGGAAGTGCTACTGTCTACTGGAAAGGATAAGAAAGAGTCTTGGACTAAACTTATCACTGAAGGTAAGATTGGAGGATTGGCTATGTTGAGAAATATAGCCAACATGAGAAGAGCAAGTGTGGACAAGAAGGTGATTGAAGAAGGTCTTGAGAAGTTGAAATCTTCAATGCTCATGCCTTTGGACTTCTTGAAAGCAAACAGGATGAATCCTGAGTTCAGCAGACAGATAGAGGATGCTATGATAAATAGCTATGCTAATTTGCCTAAGCTGAAAGGCAAGACTCTTTTCATTGTGGATGTGTCAGGCTCCATGCAAGCTCCAATGTCTGCAAAATCTGATTTCAGCAGATATGATGCAGCATGTGCTATGGCTATGTTAGCAGCCAATCAGTGTGAGGACTATGAAATAGTCTGCACTGCTGGTAATGACTACTCTCATACAGGAGCACATGAGCACATTCCTTATCCTCAGAAAGGTTTTGGAATCTTTGAACAAATCCATAGCACTAATAGGAGAATTGGAGGTGGAGGTATATTCACCAGACAATGCCTTGAATGGTGTAATGACAAGTTCAAGGGTCAGAAGTTTGATAGAATCATTGTATTCTCAGACTCTCAAGACTGTGACTTGCCTGCAAGGAGAGTTCCTAAACCTTTTGGTACTTACAACTATATTTGTGATGTGTCAGCACACACAAAAGGTGTAAACTACAGAGGTGCATGGACTGCTGAGATAAGTGGCTTCTCGGAGCATTTCATCACATTCATTGCAGCAATGGAAGGTATTCAGAATACCTTTGAAGAATAAAACAAAGAGTACTGTGTAGTGTTTTGTCAGACTTACTTCATTAACTAAGTGGTATAGTGTAAAACTTCTAATTTTGATGTCACAGGTTCGAGTCCTGTATGAGATTGGGGAAACCCAAGCCTGACATCTGTTCTCACAGTACTCTTTTCAATATGGAGGAGTTAGCTCAGTTGGTTAGAGCACTTAAATGTTACTCTGTCAAATGTTCCATAGTAATATTGGTGGCAGATAGAGTTACTTCAGTATGTGGAACCAGTGGTCATAGGTTCGAGTCCTATACTCCTCCCTAAATGCAGTATAGTGTACATTAGACTTTCATCAATTTGAATTTGATAATAGTTGCGGATAATACTATGTGTTATTAAGTCTGATGGCTTTTCTTACTGCATTTTACAATATGGGGATGTAGCTAAATATTCATAATTCATACTCTTATGCCTTTTCTCTGGTAAAGCAGTAGTGTTTATAAGAGTTACTTCGGTTATAGCATTTGTTTTGTAAACAAAAGTATATTGGTTCAAGTCCAATCATCCCCGCAAAAGGAATTAGTGGAATGTAGTGGTTACTTCAATTAAAAATAATACGTAACAAAATGGTAACTACATTATTAATCCCCACAGGATAACAGACTAACCTGTGGATTTATAACATTTCAAAACACCATTACAGAGTGTTCTATTCCTTCAAGGGTTGCAGTAGAAATGCTGTGACCCTTTTCTTTTGTATATACTTACTTATTAGTAATATAAATTATGACAGAAATTAAAATGAATCTGAGTGTTGTTCTTCAAGGAAGAACAATGTTCAGTAAGGAGGAGTGCCTTAAAACAACTCAAAAAGTGATTGAAAAGACAAGTAAGAAAACAGGTAAAACCTACAAAAAGAAAGTGAATGTGCTGGTAGATGACCTTGACAAGATAGACAAGCATACTCTCAGAGTAACAGAGTATTATGCAGACAAGAAGCCTGTAACTGAGACTATTACTTTCCATACAAGGAAGTCAAAGCCTGCCACTCAATCTCTCAATATCTGCAAAGAAGGTTATAACTACATGATTTCAGGTGAATGCCCGTACTGGTCTAAACCTAAAGTTTGGAATAACCTGAGTGAAAAGGAAAGACTTGAGGCACACTTGCAGAGAATTGCTGAAGGTCTGGGTGGTACATCTTATACTTATCAAATCTTTGAAGACTGATGCAACTGTTGGTCTTTATATTAATTGTAGCTCTCCTAGTGGAAGCTATAATTGTATTTACTAGGTATGAACCAAAGTTAGACCTAGTTAAATCAAGGAATAAGTATATAATGTTGCTCTGGTACAATAAGTATGATTGGGCTGGAGTATATATTGCTAGGACATACATTAAATTGTTTGAAGTATGAGTTTGGAATTTAAAAGAAAGAAATCCCATAGCACTAAATGGTCTAAGAAATACCCAAGAGCCAGAATCAATAATAAAGGTGGAGATAGAAAGGCTGCTATAGCTGCTGGATGGTATAAATTCAATTGGAATGATAACCATTTCAATTTCTTCAATAGTAAGCTTGTTATAAAGTTCTTGAAGGCTAATGTAGGAAGACCTATTGATAAGGTATTCTCAGAGTTTCTTGATAAGTGTAATAGTAAACTTAGAAAATCTTATCCATTAAAGGAAGAATTCTATTACCATATTGAGAAGAAAGAGGATATAGATTGGCATGGAGGTTTCTATGTAACTAATGGTATCTTAAACTACAAGAAAAGAGTCAAGTTTAATCCTGTACAACATTCACTTAGTAATTCATCTTCAGTTACTTTTAGTGAAGCTGTGGATTATAATGAGGATAATATGCCTAAAAACAAAGATATAGTTCTTATATGTGAGAAAGCCAATAAAGCTAAAAGTCCTCAATATTTGGGCAATTTCTATGTTTATGACAGTCATAATATTGTCAAAAAGGCTGTATATATTGTAGATAAAGATGCTTATATTTCTACCTTTGAGACCACATTTATTGTAGGATGTGGTGATAGTATTGGGCTATATAATTTTATTCGTCAAGATAAATATACAGATACTGTTGCTATGTTTGATAATAGAGGGGTATGGAATGATAAAGTTATGATGATGGGTATTGTTAAGAAGATGAATAAAGAGAAATAATATGCTGATATTTACTATTATAGCAATTGTATTAATCTTCTTTCTGTGGTTCAATACCTCAGTATATGACTATAAAATAACATGTAGAGGCTGGGGTATAGATGAGTCTTCAGAAAGAAGATTACCTTTTACAATTTGGAGAATCATAGGATTGGCTCTTTTATTGATACCTTGGTGGAATATAGGTATATTTATTATATATTTGGTATGGTATTTAAAGAGAGCTACTGAGCCAGAATGTGATAATAGACATGAATGTATCATATATGATGTAAATGTGAAGAAATATTCACCTTTTGTGTATGATGCAGTATGTTTTATTAGGGAAATACTTAATAAGAGAATAGTATGAGACAAAGAGTATTTAATGTACTCATTTCATTAGCAGTGTGTGGTCTAGGTACTTTACAGTATCTAGGCTATACCTCTAATAGAGATGAGCCTGAAGAAAGTTTAACTGATATTGAAGTTATTAATGCTGAGCCTACATTCTTTGATAAGTCTCCTGAAGAAGGACTTATGGAGGCATTGGAATACTATGGTGTAAAGCATCCTAATGTAGTCTATGCTCAAGCAGTTCTTGAGACAGGGCATTTCAAGTCTGACTTATGTATCAATGGTAATAATCTTTTTGGACTATATAATAGTAGGAAGAAAAGATATTATACATTTGACCATTGGAAAGACTGCATCATAGCTTACAAAGAGATGATACAGTATAAGTACAAAGATGGTGATGATTATCTAAACTTTCTTAAAGAAATTGGATATGCTGAAGATTCTGAGTATAATTGTAAACTTAAGAAATTAATTAAAAATCCACCGTAATATGGAAGAAGAATGGAAAGATATTGCTAACTTTGAAGGGTTATATCAAGTTAGTAATTTAGGTAGGGTAAAAAGCTTACCCAAAGTAGGCTCTGGAGGGCATAATGGGATTATTTTATCTCAGAGTAAAGATAAAGATGAGTATCTATTAGTATATTTATATGCTAACAGAAAGAAAGTTGCTTGTAAAGTGCATAGGTTGGTAGCTAAAGCTTTTGTTCCTAATCCTAATAACTTTCCACAAGTAAATCATAAAGATGAAATCAAGAGTAATAATTGCTTTACTAATCTTGAATGGTGCAACCCTTCTTATAATAATTCTTATGGAAAAGGGAATATCAATAGAACCAATTCAAAAAGAGTTCCTATTCTACAACTTGATATGAATGATAATATTATCAGGGAGTTTAACTCAGCAAAAGAGGCTGAATCTACTTTTGGATTTAATAGTTCAAACATAACCAGTTGCTGTAGAAGAAAGTATAAAAGTATGTATGGATATAAGTGGAAATATAAACAATGACAAGAGAAGAACTTCAGATGCAGTCACTATCCCTAATCAAGCGAAGTAATAGAGTAGCACTACAATGGTGCACTGGATTAGGTAAGAGCAAAATGGCTATTGATATGGCTAATTATCTGGCAGATAAAGAGTTTAGAGAGTGTGAAGAATCCCTCAATGTATTGTTGGTAGTAGCAGAAACTGCACATAAGTCTAATTGGAGAATAGAGTTTGAAAAGTGGAACTTGAAAACTGATAATGTAACTATAGAATGCTATGCTTCTTTAGACAAGTACAGAGATACTTATTGGGATTTGGTTATCTTTGATGAAGCACATCATTTAGGTACAGATTTGAAGATTGGTATTCTCAATGAGTTACATG